AGCGGCGCAAGTTGCCCTTGCCGAGACAGTAACGCTTGGTTCGGTTGCTAAAAAATCCTTGGATGCGGCTGAAGAATCTAGTGAAAAACTTAAAGAGTTAGCCGAATATGCTGCATCAAACTTGGAAGAGATCCGAGCTTTGCTAGCAGCACGAACAGAGTTGCGAAGTTATGCGCTAGAAACGGCGATCACTTTGGAGCGTCGCCAACTTGAATACTCAAAGCAAGAAGATATGGGCGGGTTTGTTCATATCTATAACAACCAGTTGGCAGGCATCCTGATTCTGCTTCCTAAGATTCTAGGCATTTCAGGTGCAGAAACATTGAAACTTGTGCGAGAGATGGCAGCGGACACTACTGTTAAAGGGCGAGACTAGTAGTGAGCCAATTATCGGAACTCTCCAAGCCTTTTCCTGCGAAGTTTATTAGCCAGAAACCTGGCAAGTTTGCGGCTTCGTATGTAGCGCATGACATCATTGCTCAACGCCTTCTTGAAGTGCTTGGGCCGTATAGTTTCGGTGTTGTTGAATTGATTCGAGATAAGACCGGTGAAGTTGTTGGTTGTCTAGCAAGTATGACTGTCACTATTGACGGCACGCGTGTTACGATTACCGAAATTGGAGATGCCGAGGCATCTTCAAATAAGAACGACGGCGCTAAAGCTAAAGACGCTGCTAGTGATGCGTTTAAGCGGTGTGCGATGCGTTTGGGTTGTGGGCTCCATTTGTGGGCTGGCGATTCTTACTATCTGCATACGGCGCTCAATAAGGTGGCGGGGAATCCACAGCCCTCTGAGCGGAAAGCCGATGTAGGACGGCTTGAGCCGGAAGTGGTTGCGCAGGTCGGGGAGCGGGCGTTACCTGATTCTGCTGCCGTGGATTCCCTGCCCCCTACTCTGGAGACGAAACGTAATGAGATTGCTGCTCGACTTGGGGTATTAAAAGAAGCGAAGATGCCTATTGCTGATGCTTGGAAGTCTGCGGGGTTACCTAAATTGGGTGACTGCTCTGACGCTCAACTTGATAAAGCAAACTTGTTGATTTTGAAGATGGAACAGGAACCGTTTTAGTGATAGATGATGGCCCATTGTTGAGGCTTTCTCGCCAGTTAGAGAAATCTACTGACGATTATGTGGCCGCCTTAGACCTAGAAGCTCTAGCCGAAAATGCTTACCTTGGTACTCATGCGCGAGCGTTCACTATGGGCAAGGTTAGTGGTCTGCCTGCGACGTTGATAGATAAGAACGCTCAGGTTGAGGCTTATATGGAGCGGCAACAGTGGAATATTGCGATTGCTCGGACTAAAGCTTGCCGAGCGAAGATCAACGAGTTAGAGCATCGTTTGTCCGCTGGTCAGTCTCACCTCAAGTATTTGGGGATGGCTGATGGTAATGGCCGGTAAGAAACGTCCTGCTTGGGTTACTGCGCAGGTAGATCAGCGTATGGCTGAGATTCGAGATGAGTGTGATCTTGTGAAAATAGACCTGTTAGATGATTCGATAGGTACTGTTGTCCAAGTTTTGTTGGCTTGTATTGAGTCGGCCCATAATGCTGGCCTTGTAGAGTTATATGTTGAGATGGATGCTTGGAAAGAGATCACAAAATGATGTTGCCTGGCCCTGCTAAGGAGGATTGTCCATGTGGTTGTGGAAGTTTTGGGACACCCAAGAAGAAAGCATGGCGGGATGGCTTGCATCATGTTCGTGGATGTCCATGCAAGCGTTGTGTGGGTGGCCGTCAGAGGGGCTTGGAACGGAAGCGAGTGAATACGATAGCGAAACGGACGGGGGGGAGCCGAGATCCGTTGAGCGGTCAGCTCTCTGGTGCGGACGGTCGGGTCGGATTGTGGGTTTACGAGGAAACGTCGAACGTCGCTGTGTGCCGAGGGTTCCGCCGGTGGATTGAATCTAAAGGCGTAGAATCGAAGATGAAGCGCACTATGGGTCTTAATGGAGTGAACCGGGCGTTAATTTTGTCTTGGAACTTTGGCCCGAATACTGGCACAAAGCCTCGTTGGGTGATTATGCCTTACGAGGATTGGGCTACCGCAGTGCAAGAACCCGATGCAACCCCTGAGAATGGTTAGACTATATCTAAGCGGAATTACCTTTGAGGAGCGAGTATGACTGATCGTGCCGCACTAGACAATGTGACGCTAATTCTCCACGAAATGGAAGAAGAAGCCAAAACCTCAGACGATGGTGAGCGCATCTTAGAACTTGTCGAGATGGCAAGGGCTATGAAAGGTGCTGCTCAGGATGCTTGCAAAATGATCGAGAAGTTTGCTTCTGTGGCTTTTGATGGTGAGCGTGAAGTCACTGTAGGCAAATATCAGGCAACATTTCGTTGGTCTAAGCAGCGTAAATGGACCGATAATGAGCAACTTGTTGCAGCGGTTAGTCGCCAAGTCATGTGGAACCAAGAAACTGGAGAGCAAACCAGTCCACAAGAATTGTGGGAAGGCGTGCGTGCTGCGTTCCGTCTTGCCGGAGACAATGTGCGTACGACTTGGCTAAGAGATCACGACATTGACCCTGATGACTATTCGGATGGACCATCAAAGTGTGCGATCATCATTACGCCGGTTGTCCAAAGCGAAGGAGTCTCTAAATGAGCAAGTTTGATGACGCTTTAAAGAGCTCAATACTTAAATCTGGTCAGCCTCTTATGGTTGATGTGGTCTTAAACGATCTCGATGCTGCTGATAAGAAAAGTTTTGATGCTGCTTTAAGGGACAAAAAATATAATGCTGCTCTGATAACAAGGGCATTGCGTTCTATGGGTTACACAATTTCTTCGGGTGCAATCAACAACTGGCGTGTCCGTAATGGCATCGTTTGAAGAACAGTTAGACGCCAGCGCTAACGATCCGACTGCTCGGATACTTTCTCGATATGAGGAACGTATCGCTGCTAGAGATAACAAGATACGAGTTTTAGAAAAATCTGTCCGTTCACTTATAGACGAACGGGACGAAATCTTGCTACTTCAAGAAGAATATTTTAAACCTGCGAGCGCTATGAGTGTTCAGCAACCTAAATGGGCGCTTCCTACCATCAAAGTCAAAAAGCACGCTGCGACAGCGTTCATTATGCTTTCCGACTTACATCTTGATGAGATAGTCAAGCCCGAAGAAGTAAACGGCATGAACGCCTACTCTCGGGAAATTGCTTTAGGCCGGTTGCAACGTATCGCTGATGGAGCGATTCGTTTAGGGACAGAACTGATGGGCGGTTTCAAATATGATGGCGCTATCGTCTGTCTAGGAGGCGACCTGTTTAGCGGTTCGCTCCACGACCTAGCCGAGTTCAACGAATCCCATTCCGTTATAGCGTCTTTAGATTATTGGGTAGATCATCTTGCAGCGTTCTTAGATACGATAGCCACAGCTTACGGTCCGACGCACGTTGTATCAGTTGTAGGTAATCATGGACGCAACACCCGGAAGCCTCGCACTAAAGGTCGAGTAGAAGATAACTTCGACTGGTTGATGTCTCGCAACCTACAACGCCACTTCAGGGAAGATAAACGATTCACTTGGAACATTCCCCTATCAGCCGATGCCTATGTGGATGTCTACAACACCAAACTGCTATTGACTCATGGCGACCAGGCTAAAGGCGGTTCCGGTATCTCAGGGCTTTTAACGCCGGTCAGTTTGTTGGATCATCGGAAACGGAAACGTAATGCTTCGTTTGGTATGGCTCACGACCATATGTTTATGGGCCATTTCCACCAATATATTCGAGGCTTGAGTTTCACTGTGGGTGGCAGCCCTAAAGGGTTAGACGAATATGCTTATCTCGGGAACTTTGGCTACGAACTACCCTCATCACCATTTGCCGTTATCACGCCGGAGCATGGGGTTACGATTGAGGCAGCGATCTATTGTCAAGATAGAAAAGCAGAAGGCTGGTAACGCTCGTTACTGGTTTACCTACAAACAAAGGAACAGCAGTGCGACGCTGATGTTTGTGGCACCACGAACATACGCAATTTGCCTACTATAAGCAACCGGCTTATACACGCAAATCGTTAATAGACTCCGAGAACGGGTACACAAAATGAACGATAACAATCATATAGCGAATGAGGATAATTGTGATGTATGAATATCAAGCAACACTTGTATCGGTAACCGATGGAGATACCGTCCGGCTTGACATTGATCTCGGTTTTAACGTCATTCTCCATAACATGCCAATCAGGTTGATAGGGATTGACGCTCCAGATGCAAGAAACCCTGAAGGTTTAGTTGCCAAAACTTATATGAAAGAACTTTTGCCGGTGGGTACTGCTATTACTCTTATCTCTTATAAAGATAAAACCGAAAAATATGGGCGAATCTTAGGGATTGTCATAATTTCTGAAACCTCAATGAATGTAAATCAAGAAATGGTCAACAAAGGCCACGCCGTACCGTATTTGACTACTCGCTCCTAGAGGAAGGTTCCGCATTAATGGCAACAACTGAACCTCCAATATATCCTGATATTCGAGTCGTTGCTGTCACCACAGAAGTTATAGACGACGGAGCTGGAGATCCTCAAATAACTTTTACTGGCTGCGGCTATTACGAAGGTATAGGAATGTTGCTAGTCGCTTTACTATCGTTAGTTAACGATGGCGAAAATGCTATAGACGATGACGAATATCCTGACACTGACGCCGATTGGGGAGAAGAATAATATGCCTTGCCCACGATGCTTTGCGATGGTCAATGTTGCGGGTGGAGTTTGTATGCGATGTGGTTATGCGCTACAAGCAGATGACCGCCATTCAGAGTTTATGGGTACGGTTGAGTTGTTGTGCGAGGCAATGGGATTAGATAAACATGATCCCGAAAATAGGATGCGAGCAGAATCAGCTCTCGGCTGGCTCAGTTCTCATGGGATGACATTAATTAGACAACAATAGGAGGCAAGGTGCGAGAGGAAATACGTTCTCAAGGGGACGAGGGGTGGAGATCAAAAGCAGCGTGCGCTAATCCTGTTTACGATGGGAGTTGGTGGTTTCCTGAGACTGGCGGACAATCTCATATTGCGCAGAAAGCAAAAGCGATTTGTAAATTGTGTCCTGTCCGGTTTCCGTGTCTAACTTTTGGTACCGAAAATAACGAGGTTGGTATTTGGGGTGGGTTGAACGCGTCTGAGCGTCGTAACTTTGCGACTGTTATTAAACATGAGCGAGCTTTGATTTGTCATGGGTGCCGTAAAGAGTTTAAGACAGATTCTCAAAATGTGGCGCGCAATATCTTTTGTTCTCGGCAGTGTCGAAGCCAGGCGCATCGTGGTATCGCTCCAAACCATAACAAGAAGAAAACATGAAAAAACATTTGGTTTGTCCGTTGTGTGGTCAAAAACTTGTGGTCTATGGGAAATCGGCTCGGGCTTGGCATGAGAAGTGTGTGATGCGAGACAAGAAGCTGTCTGCTCCCGAGTATGTGGAAGATGTCGAGCCATGAGTGTGCGGGTTATGGCTTGGGTATGGCATAGATCGCAATCTAAGGGGGCTACAAGGCTCGTAGCGCTTGCTATTGCCGATCATGCTAGTGATGATGGTACTAATGCTTGGCCGTCTGTGGCGAGGCTCGCTGCTATGTGTGCTTGCTCGGAATCTACTGTCCGACGGGGGATAGCCGAACTGGTCGAGTTGAGTGAGATTCGGGTTGAGTTGCAGGCTGGTGGGCCGAAAGATATGCGGGATGATAAGCGTCCGAATCGCTATACTTTCCAGATTCGACAGCATGTGGATAACCCTGTGGATAACCCTAGTAACGGGGTGTCACCTATGACAGGCCGTAAAGGTAACGGGGTGTCAAAAACGACTTTACGGGGTGTCACTGATGACACCCTAACCGTCCTTAACCATCCTACTATTAGTTTAGAGAACTCTTTAAGACGCGATCCTGACAAAACTGTGGATAACTTTGATAATGGTTTTGTTCCGTTAACAGCCGCAGAAAAAGAACAAGGCAGGAAGATACTCAAGGAGTTAAGACAGAAGCGCTCCAAAGGCGCTTCAGAGAGCCGTCAGGAGAGTTATATACCCTAAGTGGCACCAGACACTGGAGCGGCACTTTAGAGGGCTAAAAACGCTCTACAGCGTTCGGAGTGTAAATGGCAGTCAAAAGAGTATAATACTCTCGACCCGCCGGTAGTGCTCCCTATCGGCTCTCGCACCCCGATAGACAGTGCAGCACCCGGCGGGTCACTTATCAAAAAGAGTTGGCTCAACCGGCATCGCATCAAGAACTCGAACAAGCGGCATTGCCAAACACGGCACACCTTTGACATTTAGCCAAACAAGTTCGCAGGCAACCATCTCTACAAACCCTTGACACGATGTAACTCCATCATCGTTAAAAATAGTAAAATCATAGGTATTTCCTGCAATCAGATCAACCATTCTCTCGCCCCATCACACTCCTGAGAGTCCCATAAGACCAGGCTTTACCCGACCTAGCAGGTATTTGCTCGGCAAGCAAGAGGCGCAGGATCGCACGTTGAGATTTACCAGCATCTACCCGGTCTTTAATCCAATCAAGCGTGCGCTGCTCTTCCTCTACAGGCTCTAACAGGCCATCAACGACACAATAACCGTAGGGCGCGTGGCCTCCACCGTACCCGCCTTGAGCCATTTTCAGTTTCCGGCCAGCGCTCATACGCGCAGTAATCAAAGCCTTCTCATACTGAGCGATAGCACCCAACAACTGTCGCATCAAAACGCGTGTCGGATCAGTCTGCAACAACTCGCCTTCGCCGGGCCACGCAGAACGCAACCTGACATCACCATTCTTGTTATGTCCGAGGTCAGTAATCAACGCTTCTTGTAATCCAAGATCACGCGAGAAACGATCTAACCGATGAACAACTAGAGCATCAGCGCGCCCTGCTTTTACAGCACTAATCGCTTGTGCCAAACCGATACGAGTTTCCAGACCGTTACTACCAGACTCGCCTAGATCCTCAAAGAACTCGACAAGTTCAGCACCTTCTGTTTTCACATACTCAAGAATCGCATTACGTTGGACATCGGGCCCAAACTTTTCTGCTTGATCTGTAGTGCTCACACGCACATAACCAATAAGACGCATTTTGTTCTCCTTTATGTAGGGACAATCACCATACCATCTCGCGCCATCTCTCGCGCCATCACTCGCGCCATCACTCGCGCCGTCACTCGTCGGGTGCTTGCGCCGTCACTCGCGCCATCGCTCGCGCCATCACTCGGGGGGTTGGGCCTGGCCCAATCAGGGGAGCGCAGTGTGGCGAGCTTGGTAGCCGAGCTTGGGGCTGATGCCGAGGGCGTATCGGGACAATAAAAGACCCGCTCACCGGTTTGCTTGGCGGCACCGGTAGGCGGGTCTGTTACTTAGTGCTGTGTTACTCAGTAGTGGAAAGTGTAACACAACGTCGCACTGATGATTGGTGTTTACCGTAGGGTTAGGATCACATTATGGTGCTTATCGTTCACTTAGAGCTTGTAAGGGGTGTCGAACGTCGCGTAACGATCAGGCCAGAATCTTTGTAAAACAATCCTTGACAAGCGCGACGCCTAGCGCGATACTGTCTTTGTCGGTGGAGCGCCCGCTCTACGACTACCTACAAGGAGAATGATGAATCCTACAGAAACAGTCCATAGAACTAAGCGGCGTTTACTTGCCGAATACACGACTAATGACATAGCTGCCAGCGCCGAGATCGTGTTAGACGGTACCGGCGCCGCGATTTTTCTTGACAGTCTTTATGCCGATTGGGTTAGCCGCATAGACGAAGCGTGGGCGTGGGAAATGATCGGCGATGAGGGTTTCGGTCTGAACTTTGACGACCGTATTGACTTGCGCACCGAACTTGCTAACAGTGCCGTAGATTCGCTCTGGCATCGCGGTATTGGAGCGTCGGGTCTAATCATTCACGACGATGATGCGGTTCGTGCTATCTACAACGAGCTTACCGGTTCCCTCTTTGACGACACGGTAGACGAACTGATCGCCGACGAGCCGTTGATTGGTATTACAGAACGTATGGCAATGGCGCTAGTTATTGCTTGCGAGAAGTTTCTCGACCAGCTCCATAGCGAAGCGCTTTATGTTGCGACCGAGATGCGAGCTCTTGATCGCGTTTACCCAGAGGGGAGTGGAGTCTGATGGGTTGGACTACAACTAAAATCAACCCGAGAGAAACAAGACAGCAAATGGCAATAGGCGAAATCTTTGGCCCTGACGTTCCGATCATCAGAGCGGAGACTGTGCATACGACTCTCTATGTGGCTTACCGTGACGCTGACGGCGACGTTTGTGCTGCCGTAGTGCTTTGCGAGTATGAGGGTAACGAAGTTTCCTACAAGGCAATGAGTGAAGATGAGGGGCCGGTTGAGGCTAAAGCGTCGCGAGCGTTCCTCGCGTCTCTTACTGCTACCGAGAACCTGTATGCGCTTGATTGGCGTGAGCGTTGCTTGCTTTCTGGAGGGAACGTCTGATGTCTAACGATAAGACTTTCTCAGTGTTTGTCGGCGGTACCGAGATAAACGATTTCTTATTGACCGAAGCAGCCGCTTGGTTCTTGGCTAATAAGTGGATTGACGATGGCTATTCCGATGTTGCTGTTATCCCATACGCAGAGGGGAGGGAACGGTTCGTAAACCCTGATCTGTCTAACTTTGACATAGAGTTTGAGCCCTCTACTAGCAGGCAAGCAAGAATCGCCGAGCTAGAAGAATACGAAGTTGAGGAACTTGCCCAGATGATCTACGACCTAGAAGTTGAGCGTGAAGTCGTTATCGAAGTAACTAACGGCGTAGCGGTAGCAACAGATTGGCCCGAAGGAATCAAAGTCCGAATCATTGACAACGACCTACAGGAGCAATAATGCCTAACCACGTTTACCAGACCGCAACATTTACGATTGCTGACCCAGAAGTAAGAGCCACGATTATCGGCCTCGCAGAAAAAGGCGAGAGCATACTCCAGCATTACCTCCCCATAACTAAAGTGCCGAACGCTAACTATGCGCACGCAGCAGCTTTAGAAATGTGGGGCACAAAATGGGCCGACTACGAGACGGCATTACAAGACACGACCGGTAACGAAGTAAATGTTTCGTTCACCTCGGCTTGGGGGCCAGCTGACATCGGGCTAATCAAACTCGCAGCCTTGTTAGACATACACATAACTTTGTTCTGGCAGGAAGAACAGCCATTGGACATCGGGTGTGCGATCTTTGACGGCAAGAATGGTGCGACTTGGGCAAAGCAATACTACGGTGACGCTCTTGACGCAGCTCTAGTGCGTCTCGGTTCTACTCCATACCCGGAGCAAGAGGGAATAGACACGATAGACCCGGCGACAGGAATGAGTCCGCTAGATACGTTCTACCAGAATCAGTCAGACGCCGAACACGCTCTAATAGACGAGCTTGATACAGAGCTCTATGAGCATCTTGCGCCATCTCTTGCGCCATAGCTCGGCTGTTAGGCCAGAATCTCGGTTCTGACCCCCTCGGCGCCGGGTAACAGGGAACGCCCTCGGGTTCGCTCGGGGGCGTTCTCGCGCCATCTCTCGCGCCATTACTCGCGCCGTCGCTCGCCGGGTGGGGGCTAGACTCTGTCGGCGAGCAGGGCAGGGCATCAGGGTGGGCGAGCTCGGGCGCCGGGTCGGGTTCGCTTTGGCGTCGCCGGGTAGGGGTTCGATCCTCTGGAGCGTGCCGAGCTCGGCGACGGGCTCGGGGTTCGATTTTCTGGCGAGAGTTTTGCCGAGCTCCGCCGAGACGCTCGGGGCAGGTTCTCGGGGTTGTAAATAGTTTTAGGTTTGATGCTTGACGCGACGCCTAGCGCGTGGTAAACAGTGTTTACCGATTAGGGCGCCCGCCCTACGGGAGAGAGGCTAGAGCTATGACTACAGAAACCGAATCCCCTACAGAATGGCCCGAGGCGTGGCGCGTCGCCAACGTCGCCGACATAAGCCGAGACAACGACGCCGCGCGCGATTTTGTGACCCGGCTCGCCGGGGACATAGTAGAACGCTACAACTACAGCCCCGAGAGCCTCGCCGAGGATTCGTGGAGCGAACTAGCGCACGAGCTCGCCGACCTAGCCGCCGGGGATAACCTCCCCTACAATGCCGACATTGTAGAAACGTGGAGCGGGCTCAGGGCGTGGCAATACCTAGAGGAGGCTAACGAGCTCGGCGGGTACAACCCTGAGAACGACACGTTAGACCGTATGCGCGTAGACCTCTACACGGTCGCGCATACGTTCCTTACCGTCTGGCGTGCGGAGGCTTGCGAAGAGGTACCACCGGGGGCGCGTCACTTCCCAACAGATAGTTGCGACGGGCGCCCGGTAGCCGCTTATGAGAAATGCGCCGAATGTGGCGCGAACCTTTGCGCGTGCGAAGATTCTTATGGGCACGATTGCGAACTCTGACCCGGTAAATCTGCTTTAGGCGAGATACTTAGAGCGCGTTAGCGCCCGGCCCTGATGTTATGGGGCCGGGCGTTCTCGCGCCATCTTTTGCGCCATCTCTCGCCCTATAGCGTCGCCGGGTGCGATTTTGGAGAATCGCCGAGAGGATCGGCCCGAGCTCGGGCGCCGGGTCGGGTTCGGGGCCGATTTGCGAACCTTGGCACGCTCGGGGCAGGTTCTCGGGGCAGGGGCTCGGCACGCTCGGCGAGAGTTTCGCCAGAGAATCGAACCGGCCCCGGATACGTCGCCGAGACTCTCGCCGAGCTCGGCACGCTCGGGGCAGGGGCTCGGCACCGGATACTGAGTCTCGGGGCAGATTCTCGCCGGGGATAGTTGACGCGACGCCTAGCGCGTGGCATACTCTCGGGAGAGTCGCGGCGCCCGTCGCGGCCTAACTAGATAGGAACCTACTAATGAGAGTCGAAACTAAACAACTAAAGCAAGGCGCGCAAGCGCTAAAGAGAGTAGCCGCGGCCCTAAACCTACGGCGCCCGGAGGTTACGATTACCCCGAGCACTAATCCCGGCGCCGATACGGTTCTTACCCTGACGCTCGGCGATTACCACACTACGGCGGCGCTCACTATCCCCGGCGATGACCGCGAGACACTACTACCTGCCCCGGTAGCGGTAAACCTCGGCGAACTAATCGCCGCACTAGGTACCGATAAGGGGAGCGTAAGGCTCTCGGCCCCTGATGCCGAGACTCTCGGCCTCACGTTCGATAACGGCGACACCGTAACCCTATCCCGGGCCGATAATCCCCACCCGGCGCTAGAGCCCTTCGGTCTCGGCCGAGTTCAGGCTATAGAGCTTGACCGGTTCGCCGAGGTCGCGCGGGTAGCGTCAAGCGACGGCGCCCGGCCTATCCTGACGGCGCTCGCGATACTAGAGCAGGGTCAGACTCTCGCCGCTACGGATAGCTATCGTTTACGCTCGGCGGAGCTCGGCGCCGGTAATGGTATTACCGGCCCCGAGGGTACCCCGGCCCCGGATACTCTGCTACCCGCGGCCCTAATAATCGCCGCGGCGAGATTCTCGGCGTCAGGCTACTTACAACTAGGCGAAGGGTTCTACCGGATAACAGCCGGGCACTCTCTCACGATTACCGGCCGCCCGATAAATGGAGATTTTCCTAACTTCAGGCAACTATTTCCGGAGAACCCTGACGGTGTGCTACTAAACGGCGCCGAGCTCGGCGCCGTTCTAAAGCGCATTATCGCCGCCGCTAAAGCCTCGGGGCATAAAGCCGACACGGTTCCCGCGGTTCTCACGTTCGGGGCAGACTACGGCGCCGTTATCGTTACCGGGGCCGGGGTTACAGGCTCGGCGACTATCGCGCTAGGCGAGTATCCGAACCTAGAGCCCCTGACGGTAGGCCTAAACCCTGCCTATCTCGCCGAGATGGTAGACGCATCTACAGGTTACGGCGCGGGAACCTGGTTCTCTATGGGGTTCTCCGGGAACCTAAAGCCGGTCATTTTCACGGGGGTTAGCACTCTTGCCCTGCTTATGCCGGTAAGAATCGCCGAGCCGGTGACCGCGTGACCCCTCTAGAGTGCTCGCGTTGGCCCGTACAATGTGAGAACCTGATCCAACGCGGCGAGAGCTTACGCGGGCCCATTCTCGCCGTCGCCGTAATCGTCGCCGTAATCGTAGGGCTCTCCATTACCCGCCGGGCCGCGGTCTACGCCAACGCCGTTGCCGTTAGCCGCGGAGAATCGGGACGCGCCGCCGGTCTCGCCGTATGGGGTGGAGCATTAGGGGTACTAATCCTCGGCCTAATCGTGAGAACCTAAACGGCGCCAGAGACTAGAGAACCTGAAGAGAACGCCCCGGCGCTAAGTAGGCCGGGGCGTTCTCGCGCCCCGAGAATCTAAATGCTTGACGCGACGCCTAGCGCGTGCCATACTGATCTAGCGGAGCTCGCCCGAGCTCCCCGACAGAATAGGAAACACTAATGCCAACACTAACCCCCGGCGAGAGTATCGCCGCCGCTAACTATCTCGGCGACGCCGTGACGGAAGAGATACTACAGGGCTACGGACTCAGTAGCGCCCCGGCCCTATTACTAGAACGCTTAGCGCTTGCCTACGCCGCCGGTATCCTCGCCGAGATCGAGACCGGCCTACGCGACGGGGTAGAGCTCTAATGCGCCGCTTAGGGTTCTACCTAATCGCCGCCGCATACGCCGCCGCCTACCTGATCGCCGCCCTAACGATAGGAACCGTAACCGGGGGCCCATTCCCCGGCGTGCTAATAGCTACCGGCCTAGCCTCCGCGATTCTCGCCGCCGCCGTAATCCAGAGCGTCAGAACTAACTAAACCCTAAGCACCACCCTCTAGAACCCCGGCCCCTAACACTAGGCGCCGGGGTTCTACGCGTCCCGACACAATAAGAACCCCGAGAACCTACAACACAACCAACCGACACTACCCTCCCGAACCCTAAAGAACCCCGAACCCCGAACCTACGCCGCTAGGGGTAGTTATCGCGCCGAGCTCGGCACTATGGCAGAGAATCGGGGAGAATCGGCCCCGGATAGGGCTCTACAAGGGGCAGAGCGCCCCGATAATGGGAACCCCGGCACTATCTACCGGCGAGAACCCCGAGCCCTAAAGCAACATAGCGCGGCACTAGATCAGTGCCCGGAGCGTGAGGGCATGGCACCGCGCTAGGCGCCGGGGCAGATAGCGCGGCGAGAGTCTCGGCCCCTGATCCTGCCCCTACCCTCGGCACGCTCGGCCCCTGCCCCTGACTCTGCCCCTGCCCCATCTAATAGAGCCCGGCCCTACTCTCACCCGGTTCTACGGCGCCGAGCCCCTGCCCCTGCCCCTACCCTGCCCCCGGCCTACCCCTGCCCCTATGCTCTAAAACCGTAGGCCCCCCCACCCCGACCTGTAATGAGAACTGTCAACCCCCTATGTGTCTAACCGCCTATGTGGCGCTTATTACTCCTACGGTTTTGTGTTTCTTGGTGGTTTGTCATACGTTGGTGTGTAGGTTGTTGGGATGGTTGAGGGGTTGTGGGCCGACTATAAGTCGACCGGTTCAAAACAGGTATGGGAACTTTTGGTCTTGAAGTATCGGCCGTTGGTTGTGGGTATTGCTCACCATATGGTCTTGCGGATGCCGTCTAGTGTTGAGGAGGATGATCTTGTTTCGTATGGGATGTTTGGTCTGTTTGATGCGATAGAGAAGTTTGATCCGGGTTTGGGTTGGAAGTTTTCTACTTATGCGAGGGTTCGTATTCGTGGTGCGATGATTGATGAGTTGCGGAAGTCTGATTGGGTTCCGAGGTCTGTGAAGGTTCGTCCGGTGTTGGTTTATGTTGATGGGTTTGAGAATGTTGATGAGATCGTTTTGGGCGATCCGTTTGGTAGGTTTGAGGTTGGGGAGATTAAACAGCTCCTTCACGATCTGATTGATACGTTGCCTGAGCGAGAACGTCAGGTCTTGTTGCTCTATTATTATGATGATCTGTTGTTTAGAGAAATTGGGACTATGTTTGATCGGAGTGAGGCTTGGGCTTCGAAGATTCATGCTCGGGCTATTCGGCTACTTCAGGAGCAGTGGTGTGGTTGAGTTTGTAAAGGTTTTGAGTGTGCGGGTTCCACAACCGTTTTGGGATCGTTGTGTGCGGGCGGCTGAGGGTCGTGGGGTTCGGGTGTCTGAGTGGGTGCGGTTGGTTTTGTGGGAAGCTTTGGAGGGTTCTGGTGGTTGAGCGTTGTGTTTGTTCTAGGTGTGGGTTGGTTGTTTTGGTTCCTGTTGGGGGTCGTTCTGTGTTGAGGTTGGGGCCGTGTCCTAGTTGTGACCAGGTTGGTTGGGTTGAGGCGTCACTAGATGGGTGAACGGGAGATTCGGGAGTATCGGGCTAGTGCTCGTCAGAAGGGTGAGCGTGAGGCTGCTAGGGCTTCGCAGAAGAAGGCTGCTATTGGGTTGGTTCGGCAGGGGTTTTCGGTTACTGAGTTGTGCGCTCAGTTGGGGATTACGAAGCGTTTGTGGGATCAGTGGCGGGCTGATGATAAAGCGTTTGGGGCTTTGGTGGATGCGGCGCGTGCGGGTGCTGCGGAGACTGGCGATATGTCAGCGTATACGGGAGATTTTGCTTCGTTCCGTAAGGTGTTTATGGGGATGGAGACGTTTGCTCATCAGCAACAGTTGGTGCAGGTGTTGAATGATGCAAAGTCTCGCGAGATCGTTTTGGTAAATATTTTCCCGGAGGCGGGTAAGACCACAACGATTGCAGATTGGATTGTCTATACCTTGTCGAATGATCCGAATCATCGGATTACGATTGTGTCTGAGAGTATGGGTCTTGCTCGTAAGGTTGTGGGCCAGGTTCAACGTCGTTTGGCTAATGTGCGAGATTTTCCTGAACTGATTGGCCGGTTTGGGCCGTTCTATTCGGATAAACAGGAGAAGGAGGGGAAGCCTTGGACGCGAGATTATTTTACGGTCTGGCGGGCTGACCATGATGAGCGTGACTATTCGCTAGAAGCTCGCGGTTGGAACAGTTCTACTTATGGGACTCGTATTGATACGTTGATTGTGGACGATATTCAGTCTCGGGAGTCTATTAATCAGACGGATCAGATGTTGGCGTCTCTTCGTCAAACATATTTTACTCGCGGCCGTCAGATGCGTACTGTGTTGGTGGGTACTCGTATCGCTCCGGGGGATATTTATGAGCGTCTGATTGCTGAGGGTATTGTTACGAAACATATCGAGTTGCCGGTGTGTGATGCGGCGGGTGATCCGATTTGTCCTGAGTGGTGGGCTAACGATATTGATATGCCACCTAGAGAATATTTGGAGTTAATCCGATCTCAGGTTGGTGACGAGGTGTGGTGGTCGTCGTATATGCAGCGACCCCATGAGAATGCTCTTGCGACGTTCACTGACGATATGGTGGATGATGCTAGAAACTTGGAGAGGCCGATCACTCGCGCTAGGAACCATCGAGTGCCGATTGTTGGGAGTCTTGACCCTGCGTTGGGTGGTCAGAATGCGTTGATTATCGCTGCTCACCATGCTGACCGGTTAGAGATACTTGATCTTGATAGCGAGTCGGGGCTTGCCCGCACAGAACAGATTTACGCAAAAATTGCGGACATGAGTATGTCGTATGGTGTCCAAACTTGGGTGATAGAGCAAGACTCTTTGCAGAAAGGTATGGTCAACGACGACCGGTTGCGTACTTTGGGACGCGAGCTTGGCTTTAGGGTTGTTCCGCATACGACTGCTCGTCGCAAATCTGATCCAATTATGGGTGTCGCTGCGATGGCAGGATCGTTCTTACGCAAAGAAGTAGATCTCCCTTTTGGAGATAACTTTGCTCGATCTAAGATGGAACTGCTTGCTACAGAACTTCGTGCTTGGCGTCCCAATATTAGTGGTAAACTCCTTCGACAAGACTTAGTGATGGCTTTGTGGTTTAATTGGAAGTATTGGCGTGAACTAATGCCCACTGGTGGGCCTAATTCTACGTCTGCTTGGTCAAGACAGGGGTTACCGTGGTCGCCAAGTGGTTACAGAAAATCGGAGACAAAGCTGCCGGGCTGATCCACCTAAATGTGGGTCAGTCTATTACTGCTGCTTTAAAACGTCAGGCCCATATTGACCGTCTCGCACTTTTGCGGGAAAGGAAACGTCGTGCCAGCAAGTAAAGGTTATCCTAAGAAGGCTGCACCAATGCCAATGCCTATGCCTAAAAAAGCAAAAAAGAAGGCAAAAGGCAAGTGAAGTTCACTTGGGAGCAGATTGTTGCAACCATGACGTTGCGACGCCAAAACGATAGTGCGACTGTCCGCCGGATGATAGATATTCGCGACCGTTATAACAACGATATTGTTGTGCCAGTCGTGGAAATGCCCGACCAGCCTGAGATGCGGGCTTTGATGCCACAGCTAATTCACGATGGTATTGAAGGTTATGCGATGCGGGCTGCGTCTGCTATGCCATCTATCACGATTCCGGCGTTAAAGCCTAGTAGCGCAAGATCAAGAGAGTTTGCTTCTATCCGTAGGCGAGCATTATATGCGTCTTGGTCAGAGAATAGTCTTTCTCTCCTGCTGCGTAGGGCGTTTCGTCAGTTATCGGGATATGCGACGTTCGCTATGGTCGTCATGCCTGACCACGAAACACAACGAGCACGTATTGAACTGCGAGATCCTCTGACTGCCTATCCAGAGTTGCGTGCCCCCGAAATGGTTGACCCTCCAACGAACATAGGGTTCGTTTATGGCAGGTCTGCTTGGTGGCTAGTAAATAACTATCCCGAATGTCGAGAATATGTCCTTGGCCGTCCAGGGCGCGGCAACAATACGCCCACAGAACGGTTGTGGGATGTTATTGAGTGGATAGATGAGACAGAAATTGTTGTAGGTATCCTCGGCCCACGACAGGCTGACACTTCTGACATTGATCGTTCGGGTGGTATGGAACTTCGGCGTTGGCCGAACCGGGCGGGCATGGTGCCAGTCGCTATGCCGCGCAGGATTACTCTTGATCGAGTTGCCGGTCAAATGGATAGCATCGTTGGGATCGTTGATTGGATGGCGAAACTGATGGCGTTAGACGTTTTGGCTGCCGAGAAAGACATTTTTCCTGACATTGCTGTTATTGGTGACGAGAATCGGGTACCAGAACTAATTGGTGGAGAATGGAAAGATGGACGCTCTGGCGAGGTTAACCTCCTGACAGGCGTGAGAGGGCTCCAGATGCTCCATACGACACCGGGGCCGATGACTGAGAGAGTTCTAGGGTCTTTGGAACGTGCGGGCCGTATGGCCTCTGGAGCGAGCCCTCTGTACGGTGGGGATAACCCTAACGCATTGCGTACCGGTCGAGCTATTGACACTGTTGGAGCGTTTGCTGTAGATCCGATGGTCGCAGAACTTCAAGACATCATGGGTCGGGCTTTGGAGCGCAGCATTAACCCTGCGATCTTGGAAGTCGAAAAAGGATATTGGCCAAATAAAAGTTATACGGTGTTCTCAGGTTGGCGCGGCGACCAAGGTGTTGTTGAATATACGCCTGCGAAACATTTTGAGGCTACTCATAACTCCGTTTCGTACAGTTTTCCGGGTACTGATATGAGTCAGATTACTGTTGCTCTCGCACAGTTGGTCGGGGCGGGTCTTGTTTCTCAGCGTACTGCTCGTAGTGAGCATCCGTTGATTGATAACCCAGAGCAAGAGGAAGATGGCATTGTCCAAGAGAAGTTGACTGATGCTTTGTTGCAGTCAATTCTTCAGCAGGCTACTTCCGGTCAGATGCCTGCAATTGATGTTGCTCAGGTAATCAAACTTGTGGAGAAAGGTATGGGTGTCCCTGATGCGATTGTTAAAGCAGATGAGATGGCTCGTGCTCGACAGGCTGCACAAGCTCCGCCACCAGAACCAGGTCAGGCTACAGCGCCCGAAATGCAACCGGGTCTAGCGATGCCGGGTATGGGCGCAGAGTCAGCACCTCCCGCAGAGGGTAATGGTGTTCCACCAGATTTGGCTAATGCTTCAGCGTTGATGTCTGCTTTGCGTAGTACGTCTCGTCCTGTGGCTCCGGTGCAGTAATGCCTCGTAAAGCTCGACCTAATCGTACTGATATGCTGGCTCAGCCGGTTAAGACTGCTACTGGCGGTAAGTATGGTGCAGCACAAGCTTCTGAGCAGGCGCAGCAGGCTGTCCCGTTGGCTCAGACTGCTCCGGTTGGTGGTGCGCCGCCTGATATGGCGCGTGTGTTACCGCAGGCTCAAGCGTTTCAGATGCCTGCTCCGTTGAATGCGCCTACTAATAATCCTAACGAACCGTTGACTCATGGGATGATGGGTGGTCCGGGTGGTGGCTCAGAAGTTTTGGATCAGCCTGGCCCTGATGGTCTGTTGATTAAAGGTCTTGCTGCGTTGCAGGCTTTGGGTGATTCTGCTGATCCTGCTACTAAACAACTGTTGGCGTATGCCGAAGCGACTCTTAGCCAGAAACGGAATATGTAATGCCCTTTGAGGATCAACTGCCTGATCTGTTTACTCAAAACTCGCAGCGTCTTGCTAATACTCATGGGTGGATGACTCCGTTATCGGCGTTTGCTATTGCTCAGAGTGCTAGTAGTCCTGATGATGCCGAGCAGACTGCTGGTGCGTTGCGATCTGCTCATGTCAAAAATAGTCCTGATCCGTTGGGCGGCTTTTTTGATGATGGGCGTCTTTATGATAAGCCTCCTGCAAAACTTAAGTTTGCTCGCTATTTGCGGGGTACTTCGGGCCCGTTGCCGGTTGCTTCACAAAACATTCGAGACACTCAAGCATTGTTGAATACAAAAGGTTTTGGAAATATGCCCGTTACTGGCGTTTGGAGTAGCGAGTGGCAGGGTGCGATGTACGAATACAACCAACATCAGATGGAAAAGCATATGGCTTCTGGTGGGGGTAAAGGTTTTAGTGTCAACAAGGCGCTTGATTGGTTGACTGGAACGATGCCTGCGGGCGCTCTTGATGCTGCTATCGGATTCGTTAAAGGACTCCCCGAAGATTTGCGGAATGTGGTTGCCGATCTTGCAGCTGGAGTAGAAAATGTAGGGTATGACGTATCTGTTGGTTTCTACGATCAACTTAGAGGCGTACCACAAAAAGAAACAAACCAATATGGCAAACAAATAATGATGGGTCATACAGCTGCAATTAAAAACTTTCTTGGTGGAGATACTTCTGCTGCTGAAGAAGCTAAATCGTTTGGTGTCAGCTTAAAAGATTTGCAAAGTGACAAACCTACGGGCATAGGTACTTGGGATATGGCACACCGTTATCTTGGAGATATTGGTACGGTATTTCTTCTTGCTAGCGCAGGAAAAGCCGCCGCCGGATTTTTGGATGCTGCTGAAACACAAATGGCTAGGGGTGTTACCGAAAAAGCAACATTTCGCACACCAAAAATTATTGGCAAAAAACTATTCGGACTAGAAGTCGCTAATCCTGAAGTCCTAACATACGCAGACGAAATAGCAATGCCCGGTGCTATCAGCGGAACTTTCGCTCAAGGCGGGTCAGCAGGCACACAAGCGTTTAAGAATATTCCTAGCCTTGTAGAAGATTTGCCAGTGTTGCGTGGTACCTATGGTTGGCATCTTGGAGAAAACGCAGGCAAAATAGCAAGCAAATTAGCAGGCGAAAAGGGCATCATTGACCCATTAGGGCGGGCCGGAAGAATATGGTATGGAGCCCGCACTATTGCAGCAGGCCCACAAATCTTTCCATCTGTCCGTATCGCAGGCGCAGCATTACACGGCATAACAAGTTTCGGTATCAGAGCCCGCCTTACTGCTGCCACAACCGAACTTGGCCCCGGAACTAACGAACTCGCCAGTTCCATCCAAGACGAACACACTATCCAACATTGGAACGAACAAAACATAAAACAATATGGGGCTCTAGCCAACATAGATAACCTCATGTTCCTATTTCATGCCCCACCAGGAACCAAAGGCGTTTCGCCCGGAACGCTGCTTGCCGAAGAAGTCCAAGCTCGAAACGCAAACATTCGAGAGGCTTATAACAGTCTCGGTATCCCACAAGCTTGGGAACGCTTTAGCAAGATGTCTCATACTGAGAGCAAAACGTGGGAAGATTTTGTTAAAGCCGCTGGCGGCGAAAATCGTGCTCACCGTTGGGTTAACAAAAAACTTAACGATTATGCGCTTCAAGTTGCTGCTAGAGAGATGGCTTTTGAACAAGGCAGTTTCGCTGACGAAGCTGACGCTTTTATAACTGCTCAAGCCATTAAAGCAGGCGAGTTGCCTCCTACTTCTTTTGATGATGCTATGCGAGCAAAAGTTAGCCGCCAAGTAGAACAAAAAATGCACTATGACATGAAAGATCGTTTGATGAATGAGCCGGATCTTTTGGCTCAAGCTCATCTTCGTGGCCTTTCAGATTTTGAGCAAGAAGGTTTTGTAAAATGGCTTGCTGAAGATTTTAACCGTTTTTATGCGGGTCGAAACTCGCCGGGACGTTTATCGTGGGCAGAGCATTCTGGGGATCTGAATACCTATATTGATGCTTCAGATATTTTTCACCGGGATGTTCTTACGACTTTGCAAGCCAATATTACAGGTATGGCAGATAATGTTGATACGTTAAATGCGACTGCTTTGGATCGTGCTGCGGACATTCCGGGACTAGAGAAAACTTTAACGGATGCTAAAGCTGCGTTTGCTCAAGCAAAACGGACTGAAAAGACTGCTTTGTTTGGTGAGCGTAATGCTGCCCAGAAAGCGTTAAAGCAAGCCGGTCAAGCGGTTCAAGATGCGGAAAAAGCCGTAATCAAAGCGCATGAAGAAATACAGGTGACTGCGGATAAGGCTCGTATTGAGGCTGCTCGTAGTGGGCTTTCTGATTTGGAGAAGAGTGCTAAAGGGGCAGAAAAGACTCAAGGTGTTGCGGAGCGTGGTGTTACTACGGCGCAGTCTAATTTCTTAAAGCGGCGTTCTTATCTTGAGCGGGCTATAGAACTTGGTATGACTGAGGAAGAATATTTGGCTGCTCGACAGGCCGCTAAAGATGCTGCGCGTCTTGAAGCAGAGAAACTTCTTGAACCTAAAACTCCTAAAGCGGTTGTGCGTTCTACGTTGAAAGCGGCTGAGACTGCTGCTGGTAAAGCATATGATCGAGAGATTGCAGCAAAATCTAAGGAAGCCGGGTTTCTTCAATCTGCTGATCTTCGTGCTGCTGATCTTGGTATGACTGTTGATGAGTTAAAAACTGCTGAGGATGAGGCTGTAAAAGCGGCTCAACAGGCTGCTAAAGATGCGGGTACTCCGTGGACTAATGTTGGTAAAGAGGCAGATGCGGTTCGTACAGAGTTGCGACGCACTTTGTCTGTTAATGCGACTTCTGTTAAGACTGCTCAGGCTGAGGTTGATAAGGCTGTTGCGGAGACTGCTAGTAAGTGGGAGGAACTTCATGCTGCGGTCGCTAAAGAGGGTGCTGTCTATGATCCTGCTAAACCGTATCAAACTCGGTTTGCTATGGAATCTCGCCCGACAATGCCACACCCTGATCCTAGAGGTGCTATAGATCCTGCGCTTGTTACTGCCCAGACTGATGCTGCTGCTGAGGCTACTCTCGCACGATCACGATCAATAGATAACTACGATCCGCGTACACATAGACTTTATGGGGGACATGGCAGACCGTTAGCACCAGAACTTACTGCCGCTGAACAGTCTGTGAGCGATGCTCACGATGCGCTTATGGCAGCACAAGCAGAAAGTAAGCAAGTTGATGCCGATCTAAATAGTATTGGGATTCTTACTAAAGGCAAACAAACTCCGGGTACTGTCCGAGACATAGGCATTCAAGGCCATGACACGCTATCTCAAGAACAAGCTTTAGAGGAGATTGCTAAGTTTCAAGAAGAAAGTGATCTGATTGCGGAAAGACTTAATGCTAAACAAGGTCGAGCTAACGCTGGCGGCATAGTTGAACCTCCAAAAATTGAGGACGATTTTGATTGGGATTTGGCAACTCCGGCAGAGCAAGCGCAGATGCGTAAAGATTTTGATGTTTATTCAAAAATAGATTTTAGCCAAATGTCAGATGCACATTTTCAAGCTCTTCAAGCAATAGATCCAGGTGTGTGGGCTGGCAAATGGTCGCATCTTGGAGAAGATCGCCAGTTTTGGGAATCTCTATCAGATGCAGAACAAAAGATATTAGAAGCCTCCGTTAAAGCACAGAGTCCTATAAAAGCCGAAGGCGGTATGGATGCTTTAGCGGAACGTAATGATCTGCTAGACAAGATGCTTTCTTGGGGTTTCCAACATTTTGCTATTGGTATGGAACAATCAAAAGCATTATCGGGTGCAGAAGGAATAAATAGTCTACTTACCCAATATACGACAAGAGCAAACAGTCTTGCTAGAGACGTTATTCTTGGTATTAATGCTGACCCTGCGTTAGTTCAAGCAGTCGCAGACCTTGATGCTCTCGGCTATAAACTTGTTCAAGGCAAAAATCTAGGATTTCTTACTGTCCCTGAGACTGCTGCTGACCATTTAGAGTTTGTTCGTACAGAGTGGACGAAGCGTGCTTTAACAAGAATGGGTTTGAGTACCGAAGTAGTTTTGAACTCTACGATTCCTGTGGCACAAAAGGCTAACCGTATGAGACGGTATTCGGCGCTTGCTACGAAGTTTGCTCGTCCGGGTGTGGATGGTCTTTCTATTGAAAAATTGATGCAACTTATTCGTTCCAATGATGGAAATCTAAACAAGATCCTTGAAGGAACTGAAGGCATTGCTGACGTATCTTATGGGGAGCGTTTTGCTAAAGGAGCGCATAAAGCTTTTGGCGGACTTGGCAAAGGAGAAGAAACTCGTCTTAAAAATGCTTTAGGTGTTAGCCAAAACGAATTGTCTAACGAGATTACAGACATCATGCAGTTGCGAGATTTGCGACCCAAGCGAGTCATCTCAATATTGACTAACCAGAAAGCAATGGATTCGTTTTTTGGTGTCAACGAAAGTGTCGGGTTAGCGCCTATATCTCGGGTACAAGCGTTCACTAAAGCAGAAGCAAACGCTATTTACCAAGAAACCGTCAAGTCTTATTCTGTATCGTTCAGGTTTGCGGGACTTAGCCAGTTAGATAACCTCTTTCGGGCTTCCGCACAGTGGGTTGGAACACCAGGTTGGGCGACGACTGCTGGCGGTGCGACTGTTTTGGGTGCTGGTACTGGTCTTGCTGTTGGTACTGCTCGGGGTGATGATCCTAAAGATTTGCTTCGTGACGTTGGGATTGGTGCTGCTGCCGGTTTGGCTCTTTCAACGCCGGGCATAGGGTTCAAAGGTTATGCAAATACTCTTGGTTGGTCTATGGCAAATATGCCTAACAGTTTTAAGATTGCTTCCAACCGGTTTAGGTTTGCTCTGTCGCCGTCTTTTTCTATACGTCGAGTAGTTAAAACTAACCTTAAACTTGTTTTGGAAGGGATCACTCCTTCGCTTCGGCCTCTTAAATCTATTGGTGATGATGCTGCTCGTATTGCTCGCCAGAGCGAAGAATACAAGTATCTGAGTAAAGCTGATGCTGAAGTGTTCCTTCAGAATGCCAAAGATGAGGCAATCAAAAAATCTCTTGAAACTGTAAAGCGAGTATTTCCAGAACTTAATAATAGTTATGCGGATGCTGCCGACGATGCAGATCGTTTCTTGCAGCAACAAGATGTATTTGGGCTTTATAACGGTCGCTCTCACGAAATGGCCGCTGCCTATGCGTTAGAGAAACAAGGATTAGCGGATCATGTGATTCGAGAGAAACTGATCCACATGTTTACTTATGGGCGGGAAGGACAGATTGGGCGTTCCGCTATGGAGCGTTCTGCGAACTTCATTTTCTTTCCGTTCTCTTTTGATAAAACTTTGTACCGTAACGTCGGGGTTTATCTTCTTGACCGGCCTGCACAACAGATTATGATGCGCCAAACTTTGGCTGCATATAACGATTTTTCTAAGCACCATCCAAATACTCCGGGTGCTGCCGAGTGGATTAAAGGCCATCTGCCGTTGTTGGAGGAAGTGCAGCGTTTGAATGCTTTCCAACATGGATTGAGTTTTGGGGAACTTGGTGGAGTAAATGCTCCGTTGTTGCAGTTGTTTATTCCGCAGCAGTGGCGGAGTACGTCTGAGAATACTGATGTGTTGAAACGGTATGTTCCTGTGTTGAAAGATTTTGAGCGTATTAAAGAGAATGTTTTGGCGCAGGCGTATGTTGCTCAAGCAGAGTTAACAAACCTTGGGCGTGCCCAGAGTGGCACACCAAACTTCTTTGCTAACCCTGCTCGATCTGTGCTTGCTCCTAGTGAGCAGTTGCATGATGCTTTCAAATATCAGAACCAGTTGTATAAAGAGTGGGGCGAGAAGATCGCAGATAATAAAAAAACGCGTGATCCCAACAAAAAATGGATCTTCAGTGAGGATCTTGATGTGATGGGTAAATATGCGGGTCAAGAAATTACGTCTGCGCAGATCAAAAATATGGTGCAGGATCGGTACCCCGGATATAATTCTCTTTTGGGTAGCATAAAAGCTATTGAAAGCAACGACCGTATCGCTGAGTATGGTGCGAAGTTAAATGCTGAAGGCGAAGATAAATTAAAAGTTGTTTTTGAGGACTTCAATAAGGGAGTCAGTAAGTTTGGTCGGCTATTACAGGATGAGACTGAAGCCGAAAAAAAGGAGTATCAGGCTTGGGGCGAAAAGTGGACGGGGACGTTCCGGGCTCAAGCAATCTATTTGGCTAAAAAAGATCCAAGATTCTATGAGCTGTATAAGACTGCTTATCAGCGTATCCTTGGCCCATTGGAAAAGGTTGAATAATGGCTAGAACAGACAAAAAAAATACAACTACTACTGCTTCCCCGACTACTACAACTCAAGGATATTCGGGGGGATCTAGCGCCGATGATCTTGCAAAGGGTGGCCCCGGTCAAGGAGGTGGCGCTAGCGGATTATCTGACTATACAGAAGTTGATGTAACAGAAATCTTTGGCGCTATCCGTACTAAAGACGGGAAACCTCACAGGATTTCTATTTCAGGCGCAGACCTCAATACTTTGATGGCTAACCCTGACCGCAAACTATATGTTGGGCGCATGGGAAGTGGCGCTTTCATATTTTCTTTGGCTCCAGTACCAGGCAAAATAGTGCGTGAAGCGACTCCGGCTATTGCGGCTGTCTTTGGGAAGAACGCTGCTGGCCGTCGAGAAGGGTTACTGCGTCTCCAATATTATATGGAAATGGCGGGCGCCTATACGCAGCCTGGTGCTGGCCCTGCGTTGGGGACTTGGGGTGATAACGATTATCAGGCTCTTACAAATGTTCTAGCTAATCTTGATATGGCTAATAGTAGGACTCAAGGGGGTAAAGGGTTTAGTAAGCCTCATATCACTCTTGGTAAGTTTCTGAAAGACCAGACTGAGAAAGCGATAGCGTTAGCGAAAGATGCTGCGAAGCGGTCTGCTGGTTCTGGTGGCGGTCAGACTATTGCTGTGACGGATACTCTCGCTGGAGAGTCGGCTTTGGATCAACAGTTTAGACAGTTGACCGGGCGTACTGCTACGAAAGCGGAGAAAGATTCGTTTACTAGCGCTTTTCGCGCTGATGAGATCGCTGCTCGAAAGTCTACTTCTCAGAACGAGCCTAGTCCTGAGCAGCAACAAGTAAATATGTTAACTGCTTTGACTGGACAATATGAGCAGAGTGTTGTTGATCCGTTAGTTAAGTATGAGCACAAGTTTGTTCGTGCTTCTGACGTACCGGTTGCGGGAAGAGCTGCTGTTGCTGCGAAGTATGGTGTTGACTATACGGCTATCTCTAAGTTTTATGCTTCTAATCCGACGTTGAGTGTTTCAAGTGGTGGCGGAGGTGGCGGTATTGTTGAGGTGCCGGATCTTGGGGCTCGGGCTGAGGCTACGGCTAAGGCAAGTGCAGATTATATGCCTTATCAGATTGGTAGTCGGGGTCAAGATTTTCTACAGATGTTGCGTAATCCGACATATACAACAAACCCTGATATTAGGACTGGTTGAGTATGCCCGAAGAGATTGGTCAGACTGGTTCAGAGTTGGCGGGCGACTATATGGGTGGCCGCCATGATCTCGATTATCAGGCATCTGTGTTGTTGGGCATTTTGGGTGGCGATAACTATGTCCAAAAACTCAACCAACAATATGGGACAGATGCGGCAAGTTTCAATACAATGGCCGATCCTACACAGCCATCGGTAGCGACGCCAAAACCGGTTCCTGTAAATGCGCCTGCGCCTGAACCTGCCAAAGATGAGAGTTGGGCGAACCGTATGCTGTTAGATGCCGAAAAATATATTGGCATCCCTTATGTGTATGGGGGTACTAATCCTCAGACGGGGTTGGATTGCTCTGGGTTTGTCCAGAAAGTCTTTGCCGATATGGGTATTCATATTCCGAGGGTTACTTATGACCAAGTAAAATCGGGTATTGCTGTAGATGATCGTTCTCAACTTCAAGCAGGCGATTTGTTATTCTTTGTGGGCGATAAAGCTCATGTCGCTAATGGTCATGTTGCGATCTATCTTGGTGATGGGATGATGATTGATGCTCCCTATACTGGCGCAAAAGTTGGACATCGAAAGGTTAATTGGAGTCAGTTGACTGCTATGAGGAGGATTAATCCATGACCGAAGATCCTCTTCTTGTGGCTGCGGCTATATATTTGGGCATTCTTGCTGGAGATAAGTATGAACCTGAAATGGGCGAAATGCCTGAACCTTCATGGGCGACTTTGCCTGTTCCAGATAGTCCGCTTGTTCCGGGTGTACCGGAACAGATGGCAGATCCAATTCCGCCGGTTGTGGCAGAAGTGCCTATTCAAACTGTAGATACAACTTCAATGGAGGCATCTAGTGGCAACTGAAGCGGAAAACAAAGCATTTGCTGATCTTGTTATGAAAGTACGGGAAAAGTATCCTTCATTAGTGGGGTTTTTGGAGCGTCCTGGTATAGCCGCAATGCTTTTACAAGGCGCTAAAGACGGCTGGACTGCTGATGTTATGAATCAGAAGTTCCAAGAAACAGAGTATTACAAAACGACTACTGATCCTCAACGCAAATGGGATCTGCTTGTAGCGACCGATCCTGCTTCAGCGCAACGCCAGTATTGGTTGAATACTGAGAACACTCAGAAACTTGGTTCGTCGTTGGGTGTCCAACTTGATGCTAATTCTTATCAGCGAATAACGGATGAAGGCACTCGCAATGGGTGGGACAATAAGACTTTTACTACTGCGTTGCTTGGCGCTCATGCTGATGGAGGCTGGAAGCCAGTATCCGGTGGCGATCTAGGGCATACAATTACAGGTATTCGTGGGGCTACTGCTAATTATGGGGTGACTGTTTCTGATCCTCAAATATATAAGTATGCTCAAGGTATCCTCAATGGGAGCCAGACTGCTGAAGGTGTTGATGAGTATCTACGGTCGGCTGCGATTTCTCGATATTCTCGCAATGATGCTCTAGTTGCTGCGTTGAAGAATGGGCTGACTACTAAGTCGTTTGCTGATCCTTATATGCAGGTAGCAGCAAAAGAGCTCGCGATTAACCCTGAGACGATTGATATGCAGGATTCTAAGTGGTCTCGCTTTTTGGAGGAAAGTCCTGATCCTGCTAAACAGGGGATGACTCTTGACCATTGGCGTCAGACGATTCGTAGCGATCAGGTATATGGGTGGGATAACACTCAGGGTGCTAAAGATGAGGCCGCTAATTTGGCTTCTCAGCTGACTAAGAAGTTTGGGGCTACAGCATGACAACAGTTGATGGTGGTAAGTCGCTTCTGGCTAAAGCTTTAGATCAGTATGGGCTGTCTAGTTTGACTGATTGGGCTTATGAGCAAATGCTTAAAGGCGTCTCTATGGATCAGATCATGTTGGATCTGCCTAAAACCCCCGAGTATCAGGCCCGGTTTCCGGCGATGGCGCAACTCTCTTCTTCAGGTAGGGCTATCAGCGAAGCCCAATATATAGGCTATGAGAATGCTGTCCGAGGGATCATGCGAAACTCGGGGTTGCCGCCCGCATTTTATAACGAACCGGGGGATTTTGCCTCCCTTTTAATATCAGATGTGTCTGTGGCAGAGGTCGAACAGCGAGTCAATAATGCTTATGCGAAGATCGCGCAAGCCCCTCAAGACGTTCGAGATGCGTTCGGCCAGATGTATGGGGCTAACTCGGATGATGCTTTTGCAGCGTTCGTGTTAGATCCTGAGCGAGCCCAACCGATTATTCAGAAGCAAGTCAATGCGGCCCTTGTTACCGCTCAGGGTGGCAGGATCGGTCTGGATATTAGTAAGGGTATGGCAGAGACGGTCAGTTCAACTATGGCTCCAGATCAGGCTCAGCAGGCTGTACGTCAGGCTGGCGGGTTAAGACCGTTGACTGAGCAGACTCTTATGGAGCAGCAGCAGGGTTCTGTCCTCACGGGCGACGAACTTCTTGCCGGTATTACGGGTCTGACATCTGCGGAGAAGAGCAAGAAAGCGTTAGAATCTAGGGCCGCACAGTTCCAAGGACAGGGCGGTGCGGTACAATCTAAAGAAGGCGTATTCGGACTCGGAGGGAGTCAACAGTAATGGCATATTCAGAGGGTAAAAACTCAACAGTAAAAGCATATTCACTAGGGGATGTCAATGGCCTTTGGAGGTTGGAGCCTACGGGCGGCGACCAGTGTGAGATTGGTGTAGAGATGCCTGCTCCTGAGAAGGGAAGCAGCCAGATAATTCATGGATCAATGGATCATGTCCAGAAGGCTGCGATGGCTGTAGTAGGCGATCCTTTCGCTGGAAAACCTCTCACTTGATTTTGTCCCACTAAGGTACTACTATTACAAGTACCTGTTGTGAGCTGCGATGCGGCCAGCAGAGTCATTGTGAGCCTAGTGCCGATGAACTTGAGGGCCAAAAGATCCGCCGTCTTTTGGATGCAACCAGGCGTGAAACTACCTATGGCATGGGTATAGACCCGAGGAGCGCATAGTGGCTGATTTTACAGACATTGACATTGATGACGAAGAGATGGATGGAGACGACCAAGTTGTTGTTTCCCGTTCACAGTTAAACGACTTGCAGGCGAAAGCCCGTCGAGCGAAGAAGGCAGACGAGTCGGCTACTGAGACAGTTAGTCTCAGGCGAGAAGTTGCTTTCCTCAAGGCGGGTATTGATACTTCGCAGGGTGTTGGAGCTTTACTGTATAAAGCGTATGATGGGGAACTTTCTCCTGATGCGATTAAGACAGTAGCTTTGGAGTATGGCATCGGGGATGGCCCCGATATTGTTGCTCCAGATGTTCCTTTAACTGAGCAGGCTTCCACTTCTGAGCGTCAGAATCTTTCTTCGGGTGCTGCGGCTGATGTGCCACCGAACCCGGATGCGATTATTGAAGCACAGAAAGTAACAAAAGAAGCGTTTGATCGTGGTGCATCCGAAGAGGAAGCACTGGCTCAAGGGTTTATGGCGTTAGCGAAGCATGGCAACTGGACGTAAAGATCCGCTGGATCGTATTCAAGTTGGCCCTAATTCGTGGATGACACGAAGGGCTTACGAAAAGAAGAACGATTCGTCAATCGAAAAGTTGTTGTCTATACAAATTGGCCCTAGTTGTACCCCGAGTAAGCGTAGTTCGACACCCCCTAAGACTCCTGATAATACTTGGGAGAAGGGCGAAGTGTCGGAAGATCGCCGGTCTGGAACCATGCCGATCCTCAATTCTGATTTGTCTCCTGTTTCTATCAAAGACTTGCCGCAGAAGCGTGCAGCGATTGATGAGATGCGCAGACAACGGCATATTCGTTCAACTTAACTAGGAGTAAACTCTAATGGCTCAAGGCGTAGGTTCTACCTATAACCTTACTAATGGGTTGATGCTTGACATCGAACCCATGATTAACCTTCTTTCCCCATACGACGTACCGCTTACGGGTGGTTATGGCGCTGATGGGCGTACTGCGATTGCTCAGGGCACTTGCTTTGAGAAGTCAGTTCAGTGGCTTGATGAGGTTCTCATTAGCCCACGGACTACGGCTAACGCAACAATTACGTCGGCTGTTGTAACTCTCGTTATTAACGATGCTGATGTGTTCGTCGCTGGAGATGTCATTCTCACTGCGGCAAACGAATATATCCGGGTTACAGCGGTTGATGCAGCTGGTACTAGCCTCACGATCACCCGTTCGTATGCTTCTTCAACGGCAGCAACCATTACCGCAGGCACAAGCCTCGTAGGTGTTGGAGCTGTCCTAATTGAGGGTTCTGACCCCGGAACAATCCGTAACGTAGACCGCACAACGGTCACCAACAACACACAGGTTTTTGGGCCTTACGCTGTTGGAGTCACCGGCTCGGAGCAGGTCATCCGCAAGTATGGACTGAACGGAACGACCGAGTTTGAGCACCAGGTAGCTAACCGTCTTAAAGAGGCTGCTATCGGTATTGAGCAGGCTGTTCTGTATGGCATCAAACAAGACGGTAGCGCTGCTGTTGGTCGGTCAATGAGCGGGCTAATCTCGTTTGTTACTACCAACGTGGATAGCACTACCACGACGATCACAGAGGCAACGCTTCTTGCTCAGATGCAGGCAGCATACGACCTTGGTGGCCTTCCTGACCGTCTTGTTGTCGGTTCTAAGACCAAGAGAGTCATCTCCGCATTTACGTCAGGTCTAACCCTGAACAGTGCAAGAGTTGACAATGGCCGTGGAACAATCGTTGACTACTTTGACTCCGATTTCGGTCGTGTCTCGGTAATCCTCGACCGCTGGTGCCGTACACAGGATGCGTTTGGCTTTAACCGTGACCAGGTTGAGCTTTCCACTCTTCGTCCTCTACAGTTTGAGCCACTTGCTAAGACCGGTGACTCAATTAAGGGACAGATCGTGGGAGAGAAAACCCTCAAGGTTCGTCGCCAGAAGCATGGTTTCCGCTTCTCTGCACTTACCTAGTCACAATCATAGGACGTTTGTTGCCCCGAGAGTTTCGGCTCTCGGGGTAGCGAACCCCATCTCGTTGGAAGGTTGGTGGAGAGATGGCTGCTTCAATCGCATTGTCCGGTAGTACGGGCAATCAAACTACGACTACTACCCCTATACGTCTCATGGGTGTCTCTATTGTGGGGACTGCCCTTGGCGACGGTGTTGTGCTTCGTGATGCGGGCGCATCAGGAACGATACTTGTGAGCGCAAAAACTAATGCTGCTGGAGCGAGCGCTAGTATCTGGCTTGGCCCAACTGGTGTGATAGTTCCTTCAGGGATTGTCCATGCCACTGTTACTGGCACTGCTCCTGGCAATATTTGGGTTGCGTAAACCATGTCTAACGTCGGTGCTCTTGTTGAGCAAACCCGGCGGCTTCTGTTTGGGTCGCATAATCAGCAACTGAACAAACTTGGCAGCACGATCACTGCTGTAGCTACAACGATCACTACGACATATAACCTTAATGGGGCTGTCGCAGGGGCGTCTATTTGTATAGGCGATGAACTCCTGTACGTTTGGGAGGCTGTTCCTAGCACAAAGACGTTGACGGTTAGTCGTGGTTGGCTTGGCACTACTCCTGCTATCCATACCGCTAACGATGTGATTGAAATTAATCCTCGTTTTTCTACGCCTGTTATTCGTCAAGCTTTACAAGATGAGTTGCGTTCTTGGCCGCCAGAAATATTTAAGGTGCAGTCGCAAGATGTCCTTGTCGGTAGCGATACTCGCCTTATAGATATGTCTGCTTTTGGTAAAGTAATTCAAGTGTTGCGAGTCACTCGGCCTCCTACTACTACCGAAACTGCTTGGCGTCGAGTTACCTTTCGATATGAGCGCACCACTAGCGACGATTATCCGTCAGGTGTTATCAACCTTAATGCTGCTTTAAGTCAGGCCACTACATTTAGAGTTGATGCTGCTTGCCCGTTTGCTGTAGACATTTTTACAGACAACATTGATCTCATTACTCAAGTCGGTTTGGCAGAATCTATGTTAGACATTGCACCTTTTGGAGCTGCTGCTCGTTTGCTGGCTTCAAAAGAGGTACAGCGTGTCAGTATGGCAGCGCAGGGAGATCCGAGGATTGCGACGGAAGTGCAGTCGGGTACGATTACGGCTACTTCTCGGTCTATGCGGGCTCTTAGGGATAAGAGATTCGCTGAGGAGGCATTAAGGCTTCGTAACGCTTACCCTTGGACTATGTAATATGGGTATTAGCGCACTTTTCTCTACGCCTTGGTATGAGGGTACTGCTACTGCTACTTCGGGGGTTGTCCCTTGGGATCTTGAAGTCGCTATCGGCGGTCATGCTTATAAGATTAACGTCGCAGAATATCAGCGTTCGACGTTACCTATGTTGCGTCAACCTTCCGATACCGGTGATGAACCTGGTGAGCGTTCCCTCAATACTGAGGGCTGGTGGAAACGTACTGTCACGGACTGGTCTATGGGCGCAGGTCAGACTTATGGCGACGATCCAAAAATGTCTGCTAACCGATCCCAATATTCTCATTCTGTCAACGTAGACCCTTGGACTAAAGGTGTCGTTAAGTTGATGGATGGCACCACTCAAGTTTATGCGGGTACGAACGTCACTCATATGATTGATGCTGGTACTGAAATATATATTTATGATTACGATGTTAATGCTGTAAAACATAGTACTAAGCTTGGTACTACTTGGTACGACTCTGATATTTATGGGGTTGCGTGGACTAGCCGTACCAGTGCCGCTGACCTCTCATGGCGGGCAATCGCTTGGAACGGTACCGTGTTTGCCGCAGTAGCTAGCAGTGGTACTGGTAATAGGGTAATGACTTCGCCTGATGGTATTACTTGGACTATTCGTACCAGTGCTGCTGACAATGCGTGGTATGACATTGCTTGGAACGGTACCGTGTTTGCCGCAGTTTCCGGCACTGGTACTGGTAATAGAGTGATGACTTCGCCTGATG